CAAGCGCCGCCAGAAAGGTTCCCGCGCCAAAGGATGACGCCGCCGAGCCTGCGGCGGCGGCTAAGACTATTGCCGCCATCGGAACACCTTCACCAGCCGTTGTTTCCAGCCGTCGTCCAGCCGGTGCTCCACCACGCGGCGCGCCTGCGCGTAACAGTGGATCATTCCCAGCCCGCCTTCATAATCCGTGAGAAACGCCAGGTGCTGCGGATTGTCGCGCACACTGAACAGCGCCAGATCGCCGGGCTGTGCCTCTGCAAGCGGTGCTTCATCCAGCAAGACCATGAGCTTGTGCGTCAGATACGCGCCGTCCGGCTCCTTGGAATAAGTCACCTCGTCATAACCCGCGAGCGGCTGGCCATGCCTGTCCTGCAAACCCAATTCATCCACCACGCCGACGATCAGGCCGAGGCAGTCACAGCCCTTGCCTTTCAGCCGCGCCTGGTGGTGAAACGGCGTGCCCAGCCAGGTGCGGGCCTGGGGCACGATGATGCTTGCAATATTGTTCATTTGGGTGTACACTGTACTTACAATTAAAACAGGAGAATAAAGCTATGACCCGTCAAAACGCGGCAACGCCGAGCGAAACGCGCATCAGCATGCGTATCGACCCAGTACGCAAAGAAGTTATCTCGCGCGCTGCGCGCATCCGTCATACGACGTTGAGTACGTTCATGATCGAGAACGCGTACAGCGCCGCCAGCGAATTGCTGGCGGATCAGACGCAGATCGTGATGAGCAAAAAGGAAATCGATCACTTTTTCAAAGTGCTTGATAATCCGCCGCCAAAGAGCATCAAGGCCATTCGCAAACTGCTGTCTGAACCAAGCATTTTAGATGAATAAGTCAGGTTTACGCCCCGTTACTCAGCTTAAATCCGAGCATGGGCGCAAAGAGTTTGATTGCGGTAACGAGCCGCTCAATCAGTATTTGAAAGCCTACGCATTGCAGAATCAGAAGCGTGACTTGGTGCGTAACTATGTGTGCTGTGATGGCAAAGGCGCGGTTAAAGGTTTTTATTCATTGACTTACGGGCAGCTTACGCCCGATGAACTGCCGCCCAAAATCACAAAGGGCGGCGGCAAATATCCGATCCCCGTTATGCTGCTTGCGCGTCTGGGTGTAGATAAGGAATACCAAGGCGTAAAGCTGGGCAGCGCGCTGTTAAAAGACGCCATACTTCGCACGATACAGGCTGCCAATATTGGCGGACTCAAACTACTGATCGTTCATGCCAAAGACGATCAGGCGCGAGCATTTTATGAAAGGCATGGATTCCAGCCTTCCTTGCTCGATCCGCTCAAAATGTTCTTGCCTATGGCGCTCGCAAAAGAATCCTAAACCCTCTGCAAATCATTGGCCGTGGCGGCGGTGGCGAGCAGCCTATCCATGCCTGGAACATATGGCTCGCCCCGGAAATTGACGGCGTTGCTGAACTTGGCCACGCAGGCGTCAAAGGTTTTGTCGCAGCCAGCAATGGCGTTGAATGTATCGCCCGCCGTGACGCCATTGGGCATCGGCAGCACCAGAGTGAACTGCGTGTTGGAGAATTCCTTGATCTCCATGCGCCGCCCGGCGTTTGCGCCGCTCAGCCACGCGATTTCGCCGCCGGAGAAATAGCCCGCCGCCTGGGTCATGGCATTGCTGCGGAAGTTCTGACGGCTGGCGGCACTGTTCACCGCGCCGCCCACCGTGTAACTGGCGAGGTTCGCTTTACATCTGGTATCCCCGAACACGGCGCGGCAAGTTGGAGTATAAAGCTCGACAATGTTCTGGCTGAGTTTTTGCGCCAGCCCGCGCACCTCGGCGATGAACTGGCCGCCTTTCAGGGTCACTTCCCCGAGCCAGCCGCGCCGGTGGGTGATTGAGCCCTGGCTTAAATCCGCGACGTTCACCATGAAGATTTCAATTTCGGCGAAGTCGTATTGGCCCGCCATGATATCGGCCTCGGTGATCGAAGCCGCATCGAGAATGCCCGCCACGTCCAGATTATCGACCGAGAACTTGTCCGTGGTTTCCACGCTGGTCGGGGAGAAGCCTGTCGCCGCCTTGTACAGTTGACTGGCGATGGTGAGATCGGAAGTGTGATCGGTGAACCCCATCACCGCGCCGCTTACCAGCGTGAGCTTCCAGCACACCGCCAGGCTGGTGACTTCCCCCGCCAGGTGCGCCGCCATATTGCTTGAGGCGGTTCTCACAGGCGCAACTCCACAATCGGGATCGTGTCCCAGACAAAAATTCCCGGCCCATCGGCGCGCACCAAAAGCGCGTCCGTGTCGAAACGCACCGGCACGTCGAAATCGAAATCCGCGCCGACAATTAGGCCCGCCCCAGGCGCAGCGGTAAAAGTGACAATGCCGGTGGCGTGATCAACGCTGAAGCCTGAGCCTTGCAGCACGCTGTTGAGATAGATTTTCACCGTGCCGGACACCGGCTTCCTGATCTCGCGGCTGTAGCTGTAGGCTCCGCTCGTGTAGGTCTTGGCAAGCTGGAAGGCGGTTTGAGTTCCGTTGCCCGTGCCCAGCACCTGTCCCGCCGCCTGATAGTCGCTCCAATCCTTGAAGCGGAAGCCGTAGGCCTTGCCGAAGCGGGCGCGGAAGAACGCCTGCACCACGTCCATGTCGGCTTTGGTTTTGAGGCCGGTCGAGACATCCCAGCGCCCACGGCTTTTAAGCCAGTTGACGTTGCGCTGCTCGAAACCCGCAAAAGTGGTGGCGATGCTGGTGTTGAACTCCGCCCCGCCGGACGCGCCATAGGCCACTTTCGGCGGGAATTGCACTTCATGAAATCCCGGCATTATCCGTTCCTCGCTCTATGCCTGCCCATTTGCGTGGCAAGCCTGCTCATGATCTGGCCCTGGGAATCCATGAAGCTCTGCGCATTGGGTGTTGAGATATTGAAGGTGACATTGATGCCGCCCAGGCCGGTGTTTTTGGGCAGCACGGTTTCGCCTTTCTGCAGGATGGCGGGAAACTCGTCCGCCATCAGACCGTTATGCAGGCGCGGCGCACCCGCGAACAGATAGGCAGGCACGGCGCGCCGCGCGGTGCCGGATGCGCCTACCACACCGCCGTCATGAAACAGGCTGCCGAAGATGCTGCCGAAAATATCGCCGCCGCTGCCTTTGACAAAATCTCCCAGCGCACCGGCAATCGGAGCGGTGATCTGCTGGCGGATGAACATGCGCAAAATGTCCTGTTCAATGGATTGCACCAGATCGCCCAGCCTGTTGAACGACAGTTCGCCACTGGAGACCATATCCGTGAGCGTGTCCTCCACATTGCGCGCGGCGCTGCTGAACAGTTCTTCCGCGTTGCTGGCGGTGTTGGCGGCCTCATCCGCATAACGTTGCAGCGCGCGGCTTGCGCCATCCTCCCACTTTTCGCTATCGAGCAGCGATTTGTTGTAAATCTCGTTCAGCTTGACGCCGTAAATCTGCTCGATCAAATCGATGTATTTCTGGTTGGCTTGCGTCGCGCCGCCCAGATCTTCGATCAGCCCCGCTTTCCAATCCTCCAGCGCCTGCTTCGCCAGATCAAAGGAAGGCTTGGTGCGCAATATCCCGCGATTGATTTCCTCAATCGCATGGGCGCGCGTATCCCCGCTGTCATCGCGTGGACTGGAAGAAAGCGTTGCGGCTGGTTTAACCGTTGCGATTGCTTTATTGGCGTCGGTTAGCTTTGCCCTGGTGCTGGCCTCGAGTGCGGCCAGCGCCTTGCGCCCGGCTTCGCTGTTGGCGTCGCCTTTGTTAAGCGCGAGGATCTGCTTGCGGCGCTCTTCGGCGTCACGCAGGATTTTCTGCTGCGAGGTGAGGGTGACCTCCTCATATTCCTTGAGATACTTTTTCTGCAGTTCCAGCAGTTGATTGTTGCGAAGCACGGCGGCGGCTTTTTCGGCGGCGCTGCGGGCAGCCTCAATATCCGCATCGGCTTTTTTCTGTTCGGCGGCAATCTCGTCATTAAGTTTCTGCAGTTCGCGCTTTTTTTCAACCAGCAGCCGGGCTCCCCCAGGCGCCGGTCTTGCGCCACGGTCCACTTGCAGGGCGCTGATTTCCGCTTCGAGACGACTTTTGCGTTGTGTGCGCGTCGGGTCCACGGCCTCCTGAAGTCCGCGCACCGCCCGGGTCAGCAGGCCGAGGCTGACCTGCGCCGCGCCGGATTCACTAACGGTGCGGCCAAAGGATTCCAGCAGATCGTCCCAGGCATCGCTGAGACTATCCGCAGCGCCCGTCAAGCCCCTGGCCTGGGCTTCGGCCAGCCCTCTGGTTTTGGATTCCAGATGCGCGAGGATCACGGCTTGCGCGGCGGCGACCTCGCCTTGCCTGACGAAATTCCCGATCACTTCTTTTTGCGCGGGCGACAGATCGGAGAACTTCCGCGCCAGCCTGCCCAGCCCTTCCTCGGGCGCTTCCAGCGCCTTGCCGAGCATATCGGCAGCCGCTGGCACGTCGGTTCCCAGCCGCGCGGCCAGATCGGCGGAAAGTTTCAGGGCGCGGGTGAAGGTTTCCCCGGCGACATTCTGGAAAGAGGTAAGCGACGCGGCGGCCTGCTGAATGGCTTCCTTCTTGAACAGCGTGTTGCCTTCAACGGCCTCGCCCAGCGCCGTAACTTCCTGCGCGGTGACGCCTGCGGAAAAGTCCGTGGCCTTGAGCGCGGCGTTCAATTGATTGAGGGCTTGCTCAGCCTCTTTATATTCCCTGATCCCGCCAGCGATGGCAAAGCCAAGCGCGCCAATCGCAGCGCCAGCCGCCAGCCCGGCGGGGCCAAGCCGGATGAGACTCGCCCCCAGCGAGCCGGAGCCACCGGCGAGGTTCTGCAAGCCATGGCGCAGCTGTTCGCCCGCCACATTCACCGCCGCCAGGGATTTGCTGGCGGGCGCGGTGGCGTCCTTGATCCTGGCCAGCGCGCGCTGTCCCGCATCGCCGGTCAGCGTCAGTTCACGGCGCACCTTGTCGCCGTCAATGACCGCGATGCGGATCGAAATGTTCTGGGTTGCCGCCGCCATGATCCCGGATTGCCTCAAATAACCCCGCCTCGGCGTGATCAAGCAGGCGCAGCACCGCCTGCCGGTCATAGCCGAGCGCTTCGGTCACACTTAATAGGGTTGGAATGTCGAACCCGGCGATTTTACCGCCGGGGGTGCGTTTCAGCTGCGAGCTACAGCGCGCGATCACGTCCCAGGCTTCGAAGCCTTCCTGGGTGATGGGTTCATGCGCGATGTAGGGGCAGGTTTCGCCGGTAAGCGGGCTTAGCTCGCCTCTGCTGCACGGGAGGGCTTCGTCATGGCAGGTTGCGCAATATCCCGGCCCGCCGCCAAAATGCCATTTGCAGCGAGCCCTGATGCGTTTCCCTCCGCTTCCAGCAGAAACAGCGCATCGGTGTAATGTTTCCAGAAATCCTGTGCGATAAACCAGATGTCCATCAGATCGTTCACCGCCTGATCGCTCACGGTTGCAGGCGCATCGCCCCCGGCAAGCAGCACGCCTTGCCATTCGAGTATAGCTCCGCGCGCCAGGGCTTTGATCAACAGCGCTTCGGAAAGCCCGAGACGGGTTTCTTCATCATCCACGTCCGGAATATCGCTGGCGTCCGCACCGGCCTCAAGGCGCGATGCGCGTTCCCGCCGCCAGCCGGTGATCTGTTTGATGACCCACGATTGCGCCGCGCTCATGATGGCGGTGGAAAGCGGGCGCAACAAAACCCGCACGTCGGCGGGCAAGTCCATCCAATAGGGTTGTTTCTTCAGATTGAGCCTGAGCATGCATTCTCCTTACGGGTAGCTGGTTACATCGTTTTTCAAAACGACGCTGACGGATTTACTGAGGCCTTCGTCATAGACCGCCTGCCAGTTGAAGCTGGTCTGCACGCCGCCTGGCCCTGAGATGGGAATGCGCGGGCGCGGCAAATACACCTCGTGGAAGGTCCAGGCGAGCGAGAAATTATTACCGTCCAGCCCCGCCAGCCTGTAGGCAAGCTCCAACTCGATGGCGCTGTTGTTGATCGCGTCATCGGCCAGCAGGGTGTCGGCGAAGCGCACATCGATGCTGCCGTTGGCGGAAATGATGGTGGGATCGACCGCCTCGATCAGCCCGTCATTGCGGATAGTGGGCACAGCCTGCATGCCGTTGGAATAGGTGAACTGCGCCCCGGTGATATTGGCGAGCGCCGCGCCGTTGCGCTTGATCGAGCCGTTGAACTGGCTGAACGGTTTGTACACCCGGCTGGCGGGCGCGCCGCCTTGCGAGGAAGCGTAGCGGGTTTCGCCCTGGGCGATGATGGCAAGCGTGGCGTTGGCCGCGCCCGAACGCTGAAAGTTCAGCGCCATGCTGCCCAGCATGCAGCCCGTATGCACGAAATAGGCTGGCACATTGGCATGGCCGATTTCGGCTGCGAAGGATGGCAGGATGGCCGCCCCGCTGACAAAGCTGTGCGTGTAGCCGCCGCCCGAAAGTGTTGCGCCGCTTGCGACCCCGTTGGCGTTGCCGGACGCAATCGTGAAAGCGTTGCCGCTAGCCCCCAGCGTGTCATGCACGATATTCAGCTTGGTGCCGCCGCCATTGGAATAGGTCGCGGGCGTGATGCTGGCATTCACTGATGCGTTCAGGTCAGTTGCCAGCTGCGTGAGCGTGGCGGTCAAACTGCCGCCCACATTGGTCTGCGCGCCGGTAGCACCGCTGGCGACGAATGTCCACAGCACGCCGTTAATGGTGATCGTATGGGCAGCGCTGGGGTTAACGGTAAAGGTGATGTCGCCGCTCGCCGCCACGCCCAAGGAAGCGGGATTGCCGAGCAGGAATTGCAGCCAGCGGCCAAAGTCGCGGCCTTCCACCGGAACCACCAGATTGCCCTCGTCATTGATCACGTCACGGAACGGCGCGCGCGGCTCGCGGCCCTGGCCCAGAAGATCGGAGGAAAGCAGGTTTTGCTCGGCGCTTAAATCCGAGGACACAAACGCGAACCGCTCCCAATTGCCGGTGGGCTTTACGCCATAGCCGGGTTCTTTCAGGGCAAGCAATGTCGCTGCCGAACCATAGGATCGGGCCATGAGGATACCTCCAGGTTGGGTTGATTAATTGAGCGGGTCGGACGTGAAAAAGCGCAGCATCACCTGCACCGCTGCGGCGCGGATGCTGGCGGCTCCTTCTATCGGTTCTTCCTGGAATTCCGGGGATCGCGCCTCGACCCATTCGGCCAATCCGTCCAGCGTGCGGTTGGCGGTGATGACGGTGCTTAACGCCACCAGCAGCACGTCAAGCTGCGCGTCACGGGCGGCAGGGTCCGGGTGCTGCACCAGCACTTCCACAGCGGCCAGATGCTCATAAATGTAAATGAGCGGTGAAAGCAGCATTTCGGGTTCAGCACTTGCGCCATCGCGCAGCACGATCATCCCGCCCGTAAGCACTTGCTGCGGCTTGTCCAGATTGCGGTAAACTTTCAGCGTCGCGCTCTCAGGGT